TCTACCAAAGTCACCATACTCTTTAATATATTTTTTCTCTCTACTTTTTGCTTCTTTAATATATTTGTTACTTGCTTTGTTTAAAGATTTTACAAACTCTGGTTTTTGTTCTGACCAAATGGTAGTGTTAAAATAGTTATTTATATACATTATCTAAACGGCTTTCCTAAATGCCAGACAACAAGACTGTATCTTGTGCCAGCGGTTACTGGTTTAACTCTATGCCATACAAACGAAGGAAATACAATGATAGAACCTTTGGGTAATATCTCTTTACATTGTATTCTATGCTTCGATTCATCTCGCATATGTGGATCATAGTTTCTAAAATCAAATTCTAGTTCTCCACCTTTATATTCTGAACCATCTGTTAACTGACAAGTCATAGATAGTTTTCGAATTCTTCCGTGCTCTGGATTGTTTGGGTCTTTTCGATCATATGGTTTATCCCAACCATCACAGTGCCAATCGTAATATTGATTTAGTTTATATTTTGTAAACTGACACGATTCACTTCTTTCCCAATCAAAATTCCAACCAGCATTTCTATTTGCTTCGTGAACGTATGGATGTAATTCTTTATATATCCAAGTGTCATTGAGCCATACTAAATCAGAGTTTCTTTTTCTCTTTAAATCTAACACTTCTTGCTTGTTTAATTTTCTATCACCAAACCCACCAGTTCTAGCCATAACTTCTTTTTGTTCATTAGCATAGGCTATAACATCATCACAGAATTTGGGTGTTAGTGCACCACTAAAATACCAATAATAACTAGATAGATTCATTCTTTAACCTATAATATCCAGAAAAAATAAATCTATTTAAATTATCCGGACAAACTTGTCCCTTATGGGTGTGAGTAAAATATGCAGGCCAAACAGCCAATCTTCCTTTTTTTGATTTTATAGTTTTGTAACGATAAAACTTAGTTCCACATTTATGAGAAGATAAATATATTTGAAGAGCTAAAATTCTTAAAGGAGTGCTTACTTGATGTTCTGAATGCCAATTGTCAAAACTATTTTTTGGTTTAAAATGTTTTATTCTAAGTTCCTCTAAATACCATTTGTCTATTGTAAGATCAGCTTCAGGATATTTCTTTGTATACGAAGAAGGAATTTTATTTAATTTTTTATTTAAAGATTCGTTTGGTTGCACGTCACAAGAAATGTAGTTATTTTTGTCAACTGTTTTATTTTTGTTTTTGTGGTAGTAATCTATTAACTTATCACATTCCATATTATTTAAAAAATTATCCTGTATAAAAATATAATTAAATGTACTCATATGTTATAGTTTGTACAAAATTTAAACTATCTTTTTGATTATTGGTTAAATAATACATGTTAGTTGATGGAAACATAATAAATTGATTATTAGTCAAAGGTATATCCCAGCTTCTTCCTTTACGTCTGTTATCTTCAAAGTGTATTCGAACCATACAATCTTTAACTTTTACACCATACAATAATGTAAAGTCTGGTGAGTTTCGTAAATCTACTGAATCAATATTAAGTAATGGAATTGTTGTCTCCGCAGGTTTATAAATATTACCCCACGTTTCTTTGTTAATTAGATTGATACCATATTCAAGACCAATGTGATCTCGCACATAAGTATTCAACATATCCCAAGTTCTTGAAAATGGAAAATCTTTGTTTTGAATTTGTGATAGTAAAATGTCGCCTGATAATTTATCTCGGTCAATGTCCCAATTTTTAGGCATTGCCACATCACCGTAATATAAACTTATTTCTGATAATACTTTCTTTTGCATACCACCACCAAATATAAATTATGCCATTCCGTCTGTCAAGTCCCAACCAGCTGTATTGTCAGCTTGGTGTGCTGATTCATTCCAAACATAATGCCAAGAATTTGTACCAGCTTCATTCTGTGAAGTTTGTTCTGCAGTTAATACAGGGGCATCGCCAATAGGTGATTGCCAGTTTGCAGTTGTAGTATTTTTTACCCAAGATGCATATGGTTTTTTAGGCCAAAAGATTTGATTATCTTCGTCCCATTCATAACCTATACCTGCGTAATTACCTCTAAATGCTTTTGAGTTATCACCAGAGTTATGTGTATTACTTGTTGTATTGTAAGATGTTTGAATCCACATTTGTGCAGGCCAATTATTATGTGTTTCTAAATATTGTTGACCTACTGATTCATCTTCTACACCATCAGCATTGAGCATATCTTTGTTATCAAGTGTTAATACTTGAATAACTTTTCCGTTAGCTCCTAGTTTTGCAAAATGTGCCATAATGTTTCTCCTTATATATTAATTTTAATTACCATTCAACTATTGATATTTATATCTAATAATAACAACTCCTGATCCTCCATTACCACCAGCTTTTCCAGGATTTGCGCCACTACCACCTCCTCCACCACCAGTGTTATCTGATCCATTACCACCAATAGTACCTCTAGGTCCACCATTACCTCCACCACCTGATCCACCGGCACCACCTGTTGATGATGCAGTGTCGCCTGATCCACCACTACCACCGCCACCAGCTCGTGCTACGGGACTTGCAGTAATACAATTTGTTACTCCAGCGCCACCAGCAACTCCTGGTGTTTGTGGGCCTCCTCCACCAACACCTGCTGCTCCAGCGCCTCCTCCTGATCCAGAAGTACAATTTGGAGCTCCACCAGGGTTACCACCATTATTTCCTTGAGGTGGACTTACTGGAGGTGTATTGCCTGTTCCAGCACCAGCATTATCTACTCCACCACCACCAGATCCTCCATTAGCACCTACTTGAGAACAGCCACCTGAACGTCCTCCACCACCTCCACCACCTGCAGAAGTGATTGTAGAAAAAACTGAAGTGCCTCCACTAGTTCCTTTATTTCCAGGTGATGTTCCACCTGCTCCACCACCACTGACTGTAATTGGATAAGCTTGTGCTGAAACCGGTAAACCGGCCGGTGCGTTCAAAGGTGAAACTGAAAATGTATCTCCTGCTGCTCTTCCTTCTCTAAATCCTCCAGCTCCTCCACCAGCTGCTGATCTAGAAGAACCTGTTCCAGAGCCACCACCTCCACCTGCACCAACAACTGTATAACTTACTATAGTTGACCCACTAGGAGTTCCTGCATTTGTAACAGTAAATGTTCCTGGGCTTGTAAATGTATGTATTTTAAAATCACCAGAACAAGTAATAGTTCCACCTGTAGCAACTATGAAAGGATTTGTAATATCATCTGGACTAGCTGTTGAAACGTTTGCCCAACCACTTGTTGCGTCAACATAAACTAATACCACCGCAGCTTTATTAAATGATATTGTTACGTTAGCTGCTGATCCATTTATATTAGAACCATTTCTAGCAATTGTAATTGGATTAGTTTCAGCAGTATTATTGTAATCAGCTACACCTACAATATCTCCTGCACTTGGTGAGGCAGGTAGTGTTACAGTTATAGCCGAACTTGCACTATTTATAAAATAACCATTTCCTGAAACTCCTGTAAATGAGGCTGTCTTTGCAGTTGTATCCCAATCAACAGCACCTGTTCTACCAAAACCTGTTTGTGTTCCATTGTTCGTGATTGTTGCACCAGCAGGAATGGTAATAGTGTCACCACTATCTCCTAACTGAACTGTACCACAATTTGTTCTTGGACTAATTTTATTTACTTTTACTTCACTCATAATTTACCTATTGAAATTTATACCTTATTATTACTATACCTGAACCGCCTGCTCCTGCAATGCTTCCTGGATTACAACCAAAAGCGGGCGCCGAAGTTCCGCCACCGCCACCACCTGTATTAGCTGTTCCTGATGTTGCGGTTTGTCCAGGGCTAAGATTTGATCCAGCTCCACCGCCTCCAGAACCTCCAGTTCCTACGGTATCTCCGCCACCGCCACCACCTCCAGCTCTTGTAACCGGTGATCCTGTTATTGAACTTGCTGCTCCATTTCCACCTGGGCCACCATTAAGAGATGATGCATTGGCTCCTCCGCCTGCAATTCCACCGCCACCGCCTCCAGCAACATTATTACTTTGAGGTTGTCCTGCACCATTTCCACCACCATTACCTTGCGATGGACTAACAGGAGGTGTATTACCATTACCTGATTGAGTAGGGTTGTTTGGATGTGGAAAATCTCCACCTCCGCCACCAGATCCTCCAGCATTTCCAGGAGGTGTAGCATAAGCAGCACCTCCACCACCACCTGCAGAAGTTATACCATTAAAAACTGAATTATTACCATTATTACCTTTGTCAAACTGACCTGGAGCAGCTGCTCCACCTGCTCCTACTGTAACTGGAAAAGGTGATGCTGTTATTGTCATAGCACATCCTCCTGCTGTTGGAGAAGCGGTATATGAATCAATACTTGATTTTTTTTCTCTATATCCTCCTGCACCACCTCCACCGCTAGCTACACCTCTTGGCGCGCTATTTCCACCCGAGGCACCACCGGCTACTACCACATAAGATATTTCATTATTAGCAGGAGTATTTGAAATTTGAGATACACAAAATGTTCCTGGTCCTGTAAAAGTATGAATTTTAAAATCACCTGAAGTTGTTATTGTTCCACCTGTTGCTGTTATAAACGCTGAGCCTGTTTCTGTATCTTCTGCATTTTGTACATTTATCCAACCCTCTGTTCCATCGACATAAACAAGAGTTAAAGCTTGTCCCTCTATATTTGAAACTATACTTGCATTTACCCCACCAATTTTTTCTGAACCATTTGGTGTTATAGTTAAGTTATTTGTTTGAAAGGTTCTTGTGTAATCTGCAAATGCAACGATTGCTCCAGCAGAACCTGCAGGTAAATTTGCAGTCACAGCTCCACTAGATGTATCTACAAAATAACCTTCGCCATTAACAGCTGTAAACGTAGAGGTCTTAATACTACCTGTCTGCCAATCTACAGAACCTGATCTACCAAAACCTGATTGAGATGCACCTGATGCAAGAGTAACGGTATCGCCACTCGCACCGATAGTTATTGTATTGCTAGACTCTTTTATGATGTCTGCTCCACATGTATTTTGTATTGTATTTACTTTAATTGTACTTGTCATAATTATTGAAATTTATATCTTATTAATACTATACCAGAACCACCATTTCCACCTGGTCCTCCTGGGTTATTTTTTCCACCGCCTCCACCACCTCCAGTGTTAGTTGTTCCTGCTGTTCCTGTACTTGAACTATTAGTTCCATTAGCACCTCCACCAACGCCTCCACTACCTGCAGGTGTAGAAGGAGTTGAACCAGATCCTCCACCGCCTCCACCAGCAAATTGACCGCACGCAGATGCCCCATTAGCTGGACCATTTGCAATATAAAAAGGTTGAGGAGCAGTTCCAAATATAGGAGCAGCGGGACTTCCTGCACCTCCTGGACCTGCTGTTTGTGGGCTAGGTGCTACATCAGTGCCGCACGCAGCAGCTCCACCACCTCCACCACCGCCTTGATAAGGTATACCTGAACCAGGACCTCCAGCATCCCCACCTGAATTTCCTTGAGACGGACTTACTGGAGGTGTATTTCCTGCTCCTCCACATCCATCATTTGTTCCTCCACCACCACCTGATCCACCTGCTAAACCGTCATTACCAGGACCTGTGTTTAATCCACTTCCACCACCGCCGCCACCAGCTGACGTAATACTTGAGAAAACTGTATTTGAACCTGAAGATCCTGTATTTGGAGCTGGATCGCAAGCTGCGCTAGGTGCGGGTTGACCACTACCTCCTGCACCAACAGTTATAGGATAGGCCGTAGCAGGAGCTGTAAAACAAGACGCCATTCTAAATCCGCCAGCACCACCTCCACCACCATTGGAGTTTCCACCACCTCCTCCACCACCTACAACTAAATATTGAACTGTATTTGAACCTACTGAGTTTCCTGCACACGAAATTGTAAAAGTACCTGGACCTGTAAATTTATGAATTTTAAAATCTCCACAAGTAGTAATACATCCTCCTGTTGCTGTAATAAATAATCCACCAAGGGTTGAACTATCATCTTGTGTCGGAATCCAACCTCTAGTTCCATCCACATAAACTAAAACTACTGATTGACCATCAGTGCTTAAAGTTTGATCAGCTGCAACACCATTAATAAGAGAACTATTTCTCCCAATTGTTAAATTATTAGTAGAAAAAGTTGATGCATAATCTTTCACAGCTACGATGTCTCCTGCTGATGGTGAGGCAGGGAGCGTAAGCGTTAAAGCTCCTGAAGTCGTATTCATGAAATAACCTCTTCCAGCTGTTGCAGCAAAACTACCAGTTTGTGGAGTTGTTTCCCATTTTACAGCATCAATACCACCAGTAAATCCTGCACCAGTGCCTAAACTAACTGTGTCGTTGTTAGCTCCTAATGTTAAATTAGTTCCGCATTGTGGTTCGACTGCATTTACTTCTATCTTACTCATTAAATTACTACTACCGTTCCTGTTATAGTTTGTGTTCCAGTTATAGTTACAGGTCCAGCTAAAACTCCAGATGCAA